CGCGCCGCCGGTGAGGCCGAGCAGGCTGCCGATGACGCCGGCGAACGGGCCGACGACCGAACCGACCGCGCCGGCGATGCTTTTCACCCCGTTGGCGAACGTCTGCACGCCCTCGGTTTTCATGAGCGCGCCCGTGAAGTCGTTCACCCACTGCATCGCCTTGCCGATGCCGTCGCCCAACGCAGTGACCGCTCCGGTGATGTACGGTTTGACGGTGTTGACGATGTTCGCCGCACCGTCCACGATGGTGGCTTCGAGGTTGCCGAACGCGCCCTCGAACGTCTGCGTGCTCTCCGCCGCCTTGATCGCGCCGTCGTTCATGCCCAGTTGCATGAGCGCGTCGTTGAACTCCTGTGAGGTGATCTCGCCTTTTGCCATCGCGTCGCGGAAGTTGCCAGTGTACGCGCCGTTCTTGAGCATCGCCTCCTGGAGCTTGCCCGAAGCGCCTGGGATCGCGTCGGCCAGCTGGTTCCAGTTCTCCGTGGTCAGCTTGCCTGCGCCGGCGGTCTGGGTGAGCATCATCGCGACGCTTTTGAACGTTTCGCTGTTGCCGCCCGCGACCGCGTTCAGGTTGCCGGCCGCTTCGGCGAGCTTGTCGTAGTTCGGCACGCCGTTGGCGGCCAGCTGGGCGGTGGTGTTGCGGATGTCGTCGATGCCGTAGACGGTCTTGTTCGCGTACTCCTGCGTGGACGTGGTCAGTTTCTTGATCTGGTCGGCCCCGACGCCGGCGAAGTCCAGTGTCTGTGCGAACTTCTGGGTCGAATCCGATGCGTCGAGGATCTGCCCGGACAGGCCGGAGAACACGCCGATGACCTTCGTGGCGATGCTGGATGCGACGCCGCTGATCACGCCGAGCTTCGCGGAGAATCCCCTGGAGAAGCCGCCGCCGGCGGTGTCGCCGGCTTTCTGGCTGACCGATTTGGATGGCCCGTCGAACGCGCTTTCGATGGCCTTGCCCACGCCCTTCATGCTGGGCACGATCTGCACGTACGCCTGAGCCAGCTGGTATGCCATGACCGTGCCTCTCTATTCGGTTATTCGTTGTGGGTGAAGGGTTTCGTCTCCACGTCCGTGAAGTCGCGGCTCATGAACTCGTCGAGCTGTTCGATGGTCAGGGCCATGGGCTTGATGGTGCGCGTCCTGCGCGTTGCTTCCCCGGAGTCCTCCGGATTGGAGGGGTTCGCGACGGCATGGCCGCTTCCGTTGCCGGGTCGTGGCAGCGGTTCGGGTTGTGGGCCGCGTTTCTTCGGGTCGGCGTTGCCCCACATCCACATGTTCATCTGGTCGATCCGCGCGGCCATCAGATACTGGTCGAGCGTCCAGGCGGCCGGAACGTCCAGCCTCTGCCACACCAGTGAGCCCGCAGGCAGGTTCACCGCCAGCGCTGCCGCTTCCAATGGATCCAGCTCATAGACGCTAAGCCCGTATACGCGCCGCATGTCCGCCGCCAACTGGTCGGGGCAGGCATGCAGCAGGTATACGAGCGTCAGGAGTTTGGGGATTCCTCGTTCAGACGCGCGAACAGTTCCTGCAGGAACTCGCCCATGGCGTCTCCGGTGATGCGTCCGGTTTCGGGGTCGCGCAGACGGTTCTTGATGCGCCCGTAGTCCTTGGCTGAGAACATGCCGCGCAGGAACGGTACCACGCTCAGCGCATTGTTCTGTGGGTCGGACTGGAGGTCGTAGAGGGATTCCATGAGCTCCCAGTCGTTGAGCTTGGCCGGGTCCAGTGTCAGGACGAGCCCTTTGACGGTGACGGTGCGTGGCTTGCCCTGCGCGGGCTTGTGATCCTGCGGACGGCTGCCGGGAACATTGTTGGCGGGGTTGCCGGAACGGTGGCGGTTTCGTGACATGATGACTTCTCCAAAAGACTAGTGAAAACGACTTCCACGGTTGAACGAAGAAAAGGTTCCCGCGTCGTGGGAAGTCGTTCGAAGCGCGACGCGGGAAGAACCGTCATTCGGCGGCCGGAACCTCTTCGGCGGTTTCGGCGTTCTCGTCGCCGTTGGCCGGGTCGACGACCTTGCCGAGCAGGGCCTCGGTGACGGCGGCGATCTCGCTGGCAGCCGTGGCCCTGCCGATGTATTCGATGGCGGTGACCCCGTTGCCCATGTCGTTTGCGGACACGGTGACGTCGTACACCTGAGCGTCGCCGGCATGCACCTGTCGGTCGCCGAACTCGGCGCGCGTGCCGTTGCCGATCACGAGGCGGTCCTTCACATTGCCGCTCATCGCGATTTCGAACACGAGCACGAAGTCCTCGTCGGAGGGCATCTGGTGCTTGATGGTCATGCTCTTATCCGTGCCGGTGACCGCGTCCGAGTTGTAGCGCATCTTGGCGGCCTCGACGCGCAGCACCTCCAGCAGCGCGAACTGGTAGGACTCGGCGTAGCTGGTGATGACCTTCATCACTGTCGTGCCGTTGGCGTCCTTGATCTCGGTGGTGTCGGTGTCGGTCGCGTTGGTCAAACCGTCCTCGGACAGGTAGCCGAGCAGCTTGAACGCCGCGGCCAGCGGGGTGGAGGAATCGGTGGGCAGCGCGGTGCCGGACGGTGCCCAGTAGGCGTAGCCGCCGACCTTGAACTTGCCCAACGACACCATGGTGGAATCGTTGGTTGTGGAATCAGCCATGATTTAGACCTTTCGTTAGTCGTCCGATTTGACGGTGAGTTGTATGAGTATCTGATAACGGGGCCGCCCGTCCGACATGGGGAAATGCGTGCGGCCGGTGATGTCGATGGCGGCGACCTCGGGCAGTTCCGTGATGCGTTTCAGCCGTGGGAGGATGCGTTTCGCCGCAGCCTCGGAGACCAGCCAGCGCGACTCACCCCACACCTGCACCGCGATAAGCGGCAGGCTGCGGAACCGTTCGTCCGAGCCTCCCACCTGTTCGACGGTGACGAACGGCAGCGGGTGCGTGGCCGATGATCCGGCGGGCACGTCGAAACTGGCCGGATATTCGGCCTTGATCGTCGGGTCCGCGTTGAGCCAGTCCATGACGAGTTTTTCCGCGTTCACGGCCATCAGCCGCCACCTCCCAACGCCTTGGCCAACGTGTTGTGGGCCGCGTTATCGACGCGCGCGGCGGTGTTCTCCGTGTGCACGAGCGCGGTGGCTCCCTCGGGGCTTGGCTGAGGGCCCAACGCCGTATACATGGGCTGGCCCGCATGTGTGGGCGAGCCCATGGCGTTCGCCCTCGCCGCGAGCTTCCGAGCCTCGCCTATGGCGGCCTTGGAACCCTCGTTGCGCCGGTATGCCTGAAACGCCGAATAATTCAGTTTCACCATCTTGACCATGGTTATCCCTCCGTGTCGGTGACTTCGACCTTGAGGTTCCATGCGGTCGGTTTCATGCCGCCGTCCAAAGGCCTCGGGTTTCCGATCACCTTGTAGTCATGGGAATCGATGCGCACCATCGCCCCGCGCAGACTCCGGTATGCGTAGCTGCGGGGGAAGAGGCAGGTGAACGCCACCGTCACGCCTTCGGGGCGCAGCGAGTCGGTGGCGTTCGACATGCCGCCCGGCGAAACCAACACGTTCCCAACCGACTCGATATCAACCTTCGTGACGGGCGAGCCAGCGGGGTCGTTCTCGCCGGTCGGCGTGTAGCGCAGCACCTTCACGGTCTCGCCCCTCATGACGCCTCCCCATTTGACAGGTCGACGCTGTAGAAGCGTTGGCCGGTGAGGCCGAGTGCCTTCTTCTGTCCCTTGGACAGATAGAATTCGCCGCGAGGATTCGAGAAGGTCATCGACTGGGTGAAATCGCCCGCCGTGAGACTGAGATTGCTGGCACCGGTCGTATCGAAACCGGCACCCTCGGTCTGCATGTCGGACGAGATCACATCCTTGGCGAGCTCGCAGGCGATGCGTTCCAACGTGGCGGATGCGATATCGCGCCATCCGGGGCACTGTTCGCGAATGAACTGCGATGCATCAGCCAGCCGCTGGTCAACATAATCCGGGTCGTCCGGCATCTGCTTCCAGCGTTTGGACAATTCCGTGTGGGTGGCGAATGGGTTTTCTTCCGTTTCGTCGGCCATAACACACCTCCCCACGTCAGGCGGCGATGACACCGATCGCGCGCAACTGGGTGAGGATGCTGTTGACCTTCGTGGCGATGGTCGCCGCATCCGCGGAGGCTGCGAGGTCCGGAATCGCGGCACCCTTCTTGACGCCACCCAACGCCGCAGCCGTGGCTGCGGGAAGCGTG